CCTGGCCCGCCCGGCCGAAATCGTGGTCGCAGCGCCGCGATCGCCCGTATGACGTGATCGAGCGCATTATCGCGGCGATGCCGCTCGTCGGCCCGAGCAAGAAGAAAGGCGAGCCGCGCCCGATCTCGCTCAGTCGCATCCGGGTGCGTGTGCTCGCGTATACCGGGTTGCCGCCTGGCATGCTCGCCGAGTTGGACGAGCGCGCAATCGACTGGCGCACGCGCGAGTTGATCACGCCCGAGCGGGAGAAAGGCGAGCGCGTCGAATCGCGGCGCGTGCCGCTTGCCGACGATGCGTTCGCGGCGTTCGGCGACTTGCGCGACGCGCACGGCTTCGGCGCCTTCGACGTCGGCACGCTCAACCGCGTATTCCAGCGGGCCGCACGATCGATCGGCGAACGCGGCGTCTCTCTCTACGCGCTGCGGCATTCGTTCGGGACCGAAGCCTATCGGATCACGGGCGACCGCGCGACCGTCGGACGGCTCATGCTGCACGCGAAGAATTCGCCGACGACGGATCGCTATATCGACGGCGCCACCGACGACGTCGACCGTCGCGCCGTCAAGAACTTCGGCAAGTCACTCGTCAAGAAACGGCGCGGCACGATACACGTCGCGCCCACGCAGAAACGGCGGGCCTCATGAGTGACCCATTCGACGACGCCATCGAACGGATGCATAACGCGATGCGGGCGGCGCATGCGGCGTTTCTCGACGCCGATGCGGCGTTGACGATCGCTCTCCAAGCCGAGCGCGCGGTCACCCGGGAAAAGGGTTCGATCCGCGAGACGGTTGAACGGTTGCAGGACATGATCATGGACCAAGGTGTCGAGCGGCGAGCCTTGCGGGACATGATCGAACAACTCCAGGGCGAAATCCGCGCGCTCAGAAATGGGCGGGCAGAATGAACCGCATCTGGCTCGACGACAACCGACATCACGTTTCAACGCTTGACGTCTTGCTCGCCCGGCCCGTCGGGCGCCCGGCCGACACGCCGAACCAGGTATGGTCGGCCGAAGCGCGGGCGGCGTTGCTCGGCGTCGTGCTCGGGCTCACGCTCATCATCGCGATCGCCGCGTTCGTCACGCTCGCCGCCTAAAATGACCCACATTCCGGCCCGTGGATGCACGGGCCGGATGCACGCGTCGCGTAACACTCGCCCGCTCAACACGTTAAGTCACGGCGCGTCATTCTGTACAAAGACCAGACCTAACCCCATTTTCGGCCCGCCTGCCGCGCAAATTTCTCAATAGCCATCGGCCGAAATCGACGGTTTTGCTCGGGGAATCGCGCGATCCGCCGTCGGCGCCGTTTGCCGCCGTTTGCAACAGTTAGCAGCCGTTTCGCGCGCGTGCATCCAGCGATCGGGCGCTCTGGATGCACGATCGGTAAGGACATATTTGGATGCACGTGAGGATGTGGCATAGCCCGATCCGTGAGCACACATCTGGATGCAGGCTCGATTCGTATGTCACATCCTCACGACGGATGAGGCATAGCAAGCGCGATCGCGGGTGTCCTGATGTATCTGCGACGGCATGCTCAACCGCGCTTGCGCTCATATGTAAAGATGAATATCCTTACGGCGCATGGATTACTCCGACGCCGTCTTAGGCAGCCACGCCGCCCGCAAGCTCAGGGAAAAGAATGGCGCGCCCGTGCTCCGTATCGGGCGCGACCACTTCACCCGCGCCGATCTCGCGAGCGCCGAGTGTTTCAACTTTCTTGCCGCGCAAACCCTCTCGAGCGTGCTCACCGCTGAATTGAAAGTGAAAGATACCCGCGACCTCTTCGACAATGTCGCGCCCGCCGATCTTGCGCTGCCACGGATCGGCGTGATCGCGCTCGCCGTGCTCGGCGCCGCCTTCGAACGGCGCGGGCTCGGCGGCGACGCGCCGCTGGAATCGTGGGCGAAGAAGCATCTGGCCAGGGATGCGCACCTAGTCGCATTCGCGTCGATCAAGAACACCGCACAGCCGCGCCGCGCTCGGCGCAAGAAGGCGAGTTGATGACTCATCCACACGCCGGGCTCTATCGGAAACTTCTCACGCGGCGCGAGCGACTGCGCGCCGAATTAGCGAATGTCGACGGCGCGATCGCGACGATCGACGCGATGATCGGCGAGTCGGCGCGTAACGGTTTTCCCACGAAGCTCACCCAGGCGATCGTCGCCGAGCGGCGCAACGGGCGCCGCCGCACGCGTTACGTCTCGGCCGCGAGCCACCATCACACGAAAGTCGACATGACCGCGCTCCTGCAGCAATTCGGCGACACGCCCGTCACGATCGCCGACGTGAAACGCGCGCTCGATTTACCTGGGCGCACCATCAACGCGCCGATCGGCTCGCTTCTCCGTTACGGCTACCTCAAGAAGAAAGGCGGCGGCTATGTGCGCACGAACAAGCGATGGGGCCAGGCGCCCGCCGATGCCGCCGTGTAAGCCGCCCGCCGATATCGCGATCGATCTGCGGGCCTGGCTCGATGGGGCGCCGCCGACGCCGCGCTTACGCGCGTGGGCGCGGCACGTGCTCGTGACGGAGGTGTCTGGCCTGCACGACGACGCGACCGGATTGATCTACGGCGAGATCGACGGCGTCGGCTTTCTCTTTGCCGACATCCTGTTCGATAGCGACGCGTAGGGTTACCGTCGCGTCTTATCCGGTTGTTCGATAGACGGTTGCTCCAAGAAAAATCGTGGTATTCGTTACCGCCGATGTCGGGAGGGGTGCCGCCAAAATGCTAGTGGCCGGAGCGGTGTTATAAAACAGATTAATCGTGGCTTGATTCTGGTATTTCCCGACGCCCATAAATTGGGTGCCTCCAAATAGCAAATTGATCGCAACGGCGATGTCATGAAACGCAATCAACCCGCAACTAAAGAGTGATATTTTTCCGACTCCGCTTTCGGGCGGATACGATGGGAATCCCGCGATAAACACATTGCTGGCCGGAAACGTGCCCTTATTCGACAGGCCAACGCGGAACCAGGCGTGCACGACCGGCCCGAGCTTGACCCATAAACCCTCTTGCATCGCATAAGCCTGGCCCGATTCTGACACGTCATTTGATGTGATCACGGGCGTCCATGTGCCCTTTAAGGCGCCGCTCGTGCCCACATAGGCGTCAATTTGATCGTAGAATTCCTGTTTCCAGGCGTTGTTCATGACGGTTCCCGTCGTGCCCGAGCCGTCATCATCCACCATCGCCGTGCGTGTGATCGCCATCGTCAATTTCCCCGCTTCATAATCCGCAACCAGTCTTCGAACGTAAAGCGCACGCTCGTCGCGTCGAGATCGAACGTCGGCATGAGCGTGCCGCTCTGGAATGCCGTTTCGGTCACGTGTTGAATCGTAAACTCGCGGGTATATAGACCGAACGATCCGAGATTCACGACGAGCGTCGTGCCGCTGCGGCTATTGATGTCACGCGTCGTCGCATGGACGGCGACGTGCACGTCTTTCCGTAGATTGAGCCATCCACGTGCGCGTGAGCGCGCTTCGGTCGCGCTCAGGCGGTTGTCGCTCAAATAGTCTTCTTGCACGCCGTCGAATGTCGGATCGGCGAGCGCGTTTTTGAAGGCGAGTTGCGCGGCGACGTCGTCGACGGTCACGAGCAAGTTAACAGGATCGCCACGATTGATCTGCACCGTGATCGCATTCGCGCCCGTCGCGGGAATGCCCGCGAGTTGCGGCGACGCCGTAATCGTCGAGTTGTAGGCAATCGACGCCGTAATCGCGCCGATGCCCGTCGCGGGAATGCCCGTCAACGTCTGGCCCGTGATGGCGGTATAGCGGATGACTTGCTCGCCGTTACCGATCACGGCCCATCCGGCCGACGGCATCCCCGCCGTGCCCGCCATGATCAAGGTGGTCGAGCCCGCGAGCACGACGCCCGCCGGTTGCTGCAACCCGCTCGCATCGCTCGTCGGCGCCGCCGCGCCGAGCGCGGCATCGGCGATCGCGTCGAGAAACGTGGTCGTCGCGTTGTCGACGATCGTCGTCAAGAGTTTAAGCGCCGTCTGGCCCGCTGCCGTGCGATAGAGCTTGCGGGCCGTGACGGCGGCGACGCCCGTCGCGATGCCCGAGAGACTCACCTGGTTCGCCGCCGCCGTATTCGCGGTCGGCGCGTTGACGCCGAGCGACGCATCGGCCGTCGTCACGGTATACGTCGTGGTCGTGTTGTCGCCGAGCGTCGTCACGAGCTTGAGTTGCGTTTGGCCCGCCGCCGATCCCCAGACCTTGCGCGCGGTCACGAGCGCGCCACCGATCGGAATCGCCGACAACGGCACTTGCTGGGCCGCAGCGGTATTGGTCGTCGGCGCCGCCGCGCCAAGTGACGCATTCGCGAGCGCGTCGGTATAGGTGGTCGCCGTGTTGTTGCCGAGCGTCGTCACGAACCGCAACCCGACACCGCCCGAGCGCCGATAGAGTTTTCGACTGGTCGTGCCCGTCGGGCCGACCGCGATATTACTTAGCGGGATCGTGCGGGCGATGGTCGTATTGGTCGCGGGCGGCGCCGCGCCGAGCGACGCATTGGCCGATCCGTCGATCCATGTCGTCGTCGTATTGTTGCCAAGGTTGACGAGCAACCGCAACCCGACACCGCCCGAGCGCCGATAGAGTTTTCGACTGGTCGTGCCCGTCGGGCCCGAGAGGATATTCGCGATCGGAATCGTGCGGGCGCCCGTCGTGTTGCTCGACGGCGCCGCCGCGCCGAGCGCGGCGTCGGCGACGTTATAGGTAAACGCCGTCGTCGCGTTGTCGGCGATCGTCGCGACGAGCTTGAGCGGGCCCCCGGTGGGATTCGTGCCGCCCGCGACCGTCGCATACACGCGGCGCGCGGTCGTGCCCGCTGGCCCGGTCGGAATGCTGTAGCCGAAACTCGACGGATTCGGCGACGCATAACAGGTGTCGCGCGGGCTCGGCAGCGTCTCGCCCGAGCCGACCACAAACGTATACGCCACGTCGTGAAAGCCAACGGGCACGTTGCCCGCGCCCGCGCCCATTTCGGTCGGCGCCGTGCTCGGGTTGGCGATGCCCGCGCCGATCATGGTCGAGCCACTAATCGGGCTTGGCGTGGTTTCGCCGCTCGCCGTGACGAACGTATAGGCGTAGTCGTGCGCGCCGTCATCGATCGACCCGCCGCTCGTCGGCGCGCTCACGGTCGGCGACGTCGACGGTGGCGCCATCACGCCCGGAACTGACACGCCGCCACTAATCGGGCTCGGCGGCGTCTCGCCTGCCGCCGTGACATAGGTAAACGCATAGTCGTGTAACCCATCGTCAATCGCGCCGCCGATGCTCGGCGCACCAACGGTTGGAGCGTCCGGAGGCGGCGCCGCAACCGTCGTCGTGACGCTCACGGTCGCTCCGGGCGGCGTCTCGCCTGCCGCCGTGACATAGGACACGGCATAGACATGGATGCCGGGATCGGGCCCGAGCCCGCCTTGCGGCGTGGCAACCATCGGCGCCGTCGTGGGCGGCGGCACGACGCCGACCGTGATCGTTGTGCGCGGGCCAGGTAACGACTCGCCCGCCGCCGTGACAAACGTCATGGCGTAGTCGTGCGCGCCCGAATCGACACCCGCACCCGACGCGAACGCCGCCGTCATGACGGCGACGGGCGCCGCACCTGGCCCGACGAGCGAGCCCGCCCGCCCGAGCCCGACGCTCGTATAGGTGAGCCGTTGCGTGCCCGTCGCGACCATCCCAGTCGGCTCATACCAGACGGCCGTATCGAGCGGCACAATCGTTTCACCTGGAAGAATCGTCGTCGCCGCCGCGCCGCCGCCGCCTTCACTGAGCGCACGCGTCACGATCTGACTCAAGTCATAGGTCGCGTCAAAGCGCGTGAGCGTCTGGTGCACGGCGTTGAGCGGCGACGGCGGCGTCTGGGACGTATCCGCGTCAAACACACGCACGATGCGATGTTCGTCACACCGCCAATGCAACCCGACGCGCTTCACCGTCTGCGTCAGACAATCGGCGAGCGGTTGCGCCGTGAACGTGATTTCGTCGAGCATCGTGCTCGCGGCATCGGCGGCAACGACGACGGTATAACCGCTCGACCACGTCGAGACGAGCGTCTGCACGATCGTCGCGACCGCCTGCGACGCGAAGCGCGTCGACACGATGCGGCGGCTCAGGCCCCAGGTGTAATCGATCGCGTTGACGTCATAGACGCAGAATTGCGGCGTGCCGATGTAGCGTTGTTGGACGTTGAGAACCCAGCCTGCGAATTCCCGCCGCGCGTTGTTGATCGATCCGAGCGTCACGATGACTTCGGCGCCTTCGTGCACGGCGGCGCCGTAGACGGTCAACGATGCCGTATTCGCGCCTTCGTTGATGACGTCGACGATCGCGAGCGTGCCGTCGAGCACGCGCCCGGCCGTCGTGCGCCCACAGCCGAAGGGCACGCCGCCGATCGAGACGAACGTATTGCCCGCGATGTAATTGGATCGCGTGGCGCCCGAGCGCGCGACGTTGCTGAGCGCATAGGTCGCGAGCCGTTGCCCTTGCGCGACGGGCCACCCCGATCGCGTGACGCCCGAGCGGGCGAGCCCAGCCCGTGCGGGCGTCACGGCTTTCATACGCCCGCTGGCCGGAACCGTTCGCCGCGATTCTGTAACATGCTCATCGTCGCCGTGCCGACGGCGTCGGCGATCGCGCGGGCCGATCCGAGCGGTTGCGTGATCGTGATGTGTTGCACGATCGTCGTGCCGCCGCCGCTATTCGGCATGATGGTGCCTGGCACGTTCGGCACGAACAATTCCGGCCCACGCTCGCCGACTAACGCGGGCTCGCCCGCGCCGACGTCGCCGCCCGCTGCGAAGGCGCGCACGTTTTGCCGAATGCCGGTATACCCGCCGTAACCGCTCGCGAGCGCCAGCGCTTCGTTAATGGATTTGCCCATGCGCAACCACATCAACACCATGGGATCGGTATTCGATTCGTTGGCATTCGACAGATCGCCGAGCGAGCCCGATGCGCCGAGATACCCTTGCGCGCCGATCGGCGAGACTTGAATCGCCGATTGATACTGCTGCGTCGCGCTCGTCAAGGCTTGCTGTGATGCCGTCGTATTGTCGATGGCGTGCGCGACCGTGTCGTGCGCGGTCGCTTCGTCGTAGAGACTCTTCGTATATTCGGCGAGCAAGAGTTGCTCTTGCTGCGTCTGCGCGATGCCCGCCGTCTTCGATCGGTGCAACTCATCGAGCTTTTGAATATAGGTGTCGTAGGCGCTCGTGACCTTGATCGAGCCGTCGACTTGCGCCCCATACATCGCGTTGAGTTTCTGTTGCGCGTCTAGCTCCGACGTGATCGCGACGTTGACTTCTTGCGTGCGCTTCTGTTGTTGCTCCAGCAATTCCTTGTTGACTTTCGCGGCATTCTTGACAGCCAGCTCGTGCACGGCGTCGGCGGCTTTTGCGACTTCTAATTCTTCTTTCCGCGCTTCGGCGACCGCTTTAATCTGCGTCGCCGTCAACCCATACGCGGTCGCGAGCTTGTCTTGGGCGACGCCTGCGTCCAGGTAGTATTTGATGGCTTCGACGACGGCGCCATCGATCGTGTCGAGCGTGCCGCGCCAGCCCTGCCCGGCCGAATTCAACTCGACCATCGCATCGCCAAATTCTTTGGCGGCTTGCTTTGCTTTCTCGTCAGACTCTTTTTTCTTATCGGTCCAATAGACGAGCGCCCTTGTTTGATCTTCGGTGAGCTTGAGCGCGCCTTGCACTTCCTTCGCGCTCGCACCCATCTCCAGATACCGCATGCCTTGCTCGACGGTCGCTTGCGTCATGTTTTTGAGCACGTCGCGCCATTCCTGGCCGATATGCGTCAACGCCGCCGTGCCCGTCTTGTAAGCTTCTTGCTGTTTTTTTCCTTCTTCATATTTCTGATTCACGAACGCGACGGCTTCGGCATACGAGATATGCGCGTCGGCACCTTGCCGAATCGCGTTGTTGATGACGTCTTGCTTCGCGCCCGCCGTTTCGGCCGACAGATCGTTGAATTTCAAGAGCGAGCGCCACGCCGCCTCGACGCTCTTGTCGAGATCGAAAAATTCCATCACGCGGCGCGTGATGTCCCACGCGGCCATCGCCGTGCCGACCGCGAGCCCGGCTGTTGACAAGGCGCCGAGTTGCCCGACCGACTTGCCGGACGCCGTCGAGATCTCTTCGATCGCCTTCGCTTGCTTGCTGACATTGACGCCCACACTTCCGAGCACGCTATCGAATTCGCCGACCGACTCTTTAAAGAGATCGACTTTGGTCTTGGCTTTTTCGTTGGAGTCGTCGAGCGCGTTGGTCGCCGCGCCGAGCTTGTCGACTTGCTGCGCGGCCGACGTCGCCGTCGTGCCGATGCTCGCAATGGCGGTATTGGTCTGCGCGGCCGACTGTTGGACGGCGACGCCCGTCTGGCCCACGGTCTTCTCGACCTGTTGCATCCCTTTCTGCAAGCCGTCGAGATTCGCCTTCACGGCGACGACGAGATCGGGAGATTGGCCCGCCATGGCTTAGCGCGGCCCGAGCCCGACGGCGTTGATGCCGTCTTGCACGCCGACGGCGACGCGATCGGAAAACGCGGGCGCTTCCAGGCGAGCCGACGCGAGCAAGAACGGATGTGCCCGCATGCGCGGCGTGCCGAATTCCAAGAACCGCGCGGCGCCGCCCGCGATCACGAGATACCCGTAATCGTCTTTCGTCTTGCGCACGCGGATGGTGCCGAGCGTCGTGCCCGTGCGCCTGAGCACGCGCCCGCGCGCTTCGACGGCCGTCGAGTCGGCCGTCGCACGGCAGATCGGCAAGGTGCGATCGTGCACGGCGTCGGCCGTCGCGCCGAGCGCGTCGAAGAGCGCGTCGGTTTCGAAGTCGATCGTGATGACATCAGCCATGGCGGCGGCGCCGCCCGTCGGCGGCGCGTTCGAACGTGATCGTTTTCGCGAGCGTCATCAACTCAGATGGCGGCAGCGACCGATACGCGTCGGCGGTATCGGCGGCGTCGACCAACGCTTTCGCGCGGGCGTAATGCCGCGCTTCCAGAATCTCGTCGAGCAAGCCGCACGGTAAGCGTTGAAGTTCGCGCCACGCGGCCGATGGCACACAGGCGAATTCTTCGCACACGCGGGCCAGGATATACGCGAGCGGTTGCGGCGCCTCGCCGTCGAGCGCGATATGTAGCCGCGTTAAGCGTTTTTTTTGGCGGCATCGCGTTCGTCGGGCGTCAAGAAGAGCGACGGCTTCGACAACCGCAGAATGGCGCGGGCGATTGCGTCGACGGCATCATCGTCGAGATCGTCGATCATGTCGGCGCTCGGCTTGCCGCCGCCGTTATACGACCAGGTCACGAGTCCCGCCTGCACGACGGTATACCGGTCATACCCGAGCAACGGATCGGCGAGCCCGTCGGCGATGGCTTTCTCGTCAATGTCCAGGCGCGTGCCCGTCGCGAGTAACCGCCGCAGTGTGCCCGCCCACGCGCGTGGCGATTGGCCCGCGACGAATTGCCGCAGATGCTCGACTTGCGCCCGCTCAATTTCCCGGCCCGTGAGCTTGCGCACCGTGATCGTCTGCGGCGGATCGAGATCGAACGGCAGCGTGATCGCCGTCTGGCTCGCGAAAATGCTCATGGCGTCCAGGCGCCCGAATTTTGCTGTAACACAGCTTCGAATTCGGTAAGCACCCCCACCTTGCCGATCACGCTATAACTCACGAGAAAGCCTTCCGACGCCCACGTCTTGGCATCGCCGAACATGATCGACAAGGTGCGCGTCGTCGCTTGCGGATTCGTATCGGGTTTGCCGAAGACGGCATGCGAGCCCGTCGTCGGCGTCGTGTCCCAAAAGCCCGTGAGCGTGACCTGGTCGATCTTCGACAACCCGGTCGGTAACATTTTTTCGACCGTGTCGCAATACGCGGTGCCCGCTTGCATCACGCTCGACACTTTGATCGCGCCCATCGTGAGCACGGCGCACGTGACGACTTGCGGCGCGCCCGTTTGATCGTCGTAGGAAATCGTGATCTCGCTTGATCCGTGTTTGCCCGCTGCCATCGCTCACGTTCCTTTCATGGATTGCGCTGCACGCTCACGGCGACCGTCACGCCGCCATCGGTCACGCCGCCGAGCGCGATGTAGCGATGCACGACGCCCGCGACCGCGAACGTCTGGACCGATGGCGCGCCGGTCACGACAAACGAATGGAGATCGGTCCAGCCGCTCGTGCCCGTGAGCGAATGCCGCACGATGATCGTCGCCGTCGTCGTGCCCGCGTCGAAGACGGTGGCCTGCACCGTGAGCGTCGCCCCGTTCGGCGATTCGATGCCGCCATCGCTCGGCGTCGCGCTCGTGTCGATCGTGCCCGTGTAATGCGCGAGCGGCGCCGCGAGCGCGCCGCTGGATGCCGGACCATTCACCTGATACGTGACATTCCCTTTCGTGAGTTGCCCGACGGTCGCGACGACTTCATAACTGGCGGCGACGACACCATTGATCACGAGCATCGGCGCGCCCGCTGTATTGCCCGCTGGCCCGAGCATGACCGTGCGCGCGGCGACCGACGGCGTCTTGAACGTGTCATGGATGCCGCCTGGCGTCGTATCCCAAAAGGCGCCCGTCTGCACGAGCGTGAGCTTCGTCAACCCAGTCGGCGTCACGGCATCAAACCGATCGCCGAGCCCGTGCGACGATTCATGGGCGGCGGCAACCGTCCAGACGACGTTTTTCGGTTTCGCCGTGAGCATGTCGAAGCCGTCGACCAGAAACACGGTCCATTCAGCCGAGCCGTGTAATTGACTCATACGGTTGATTCCTGAAACTCAAACCCGCAGACACTGCACACGTCGTGCGGATGGCCGAACCCTTGCGACGCGACACGACGCGACGGCGGCGCGCCGCATGATGGGCAGGGCGGCGCGGTCGCCCGCGTCACGCGCAACGCGGCGCCCGTCGGGCCGACCAGCGTCGTCGCGGGATCGATCGACTCGATCGGATCATCGCCGTTCTTGCGCACGGTCATGGTGCGACTACCTCTTCGACATAGCAGCGGAATTGCGCCACGATCTCGTGCACGGGCACGCCGCGCAACTCTTCGACGGGCAACGTGACTTCGGATTCACTGATGATCCATCCCGCAATCGTGTAGATGGTCGGATCGATGGGCAACGGGTGATCGGCGAGCACACGCACAATCCGATCGTTGATACTCTGCGCTTCGACCATCTGGCCCGCTTGCGAATAGACGTGCGTGCGCCACTCGATCTGCGGTAACGGCCCGAGCCCGAAGCCGCGCGCATCGATCGGCCGATTGACTTCATACCAGACGAACGGATAGGTCGGATTCTCGGGCACGACGTCATAGATCCCGCCGCTCGCGGCAGCGACGAGCGTCTGGTCGCTCTGTAAGAGCGCGAACACGGCTTCGGCGACGGGTTGCAGTGGCGACCGCATCACGCGCCCTTACAGTCGATCCACATAAACGTGCGGCCATCTTGCTCGGGCGCGAGCGCGACGATCGCGAGCGTCAACGTCTCGCCATCGCGCGGCCAGGACGGACGCCACGCGACGCGCATCGCCGTCGTCAGATCGAGCCGCCGCCGCACGCGAAACCGATACATGGTTTCCGACTGCACGGCGGCGCCTTGCACGATCTCGGGCACGGGCCGATTGAGCGAGAACAACTCGGCGCGCAGCGGCGGGCCATACGCGAGCCATCCGAGTTTCTGCCCGCCTTGCGCGTCGCTCACATAGGTGGTCGTGATCGTGCCCGTCGCGGGCGTCGCGAGCGTCGAATTACAGACGTAGGTAAAGGCCGTCGGGCTCGTGACTGTGATTTTGTATTTGCCGTTGTAGCCGTTCGGCGTCGCGCCCGCGATTGTGACGTAATCGCCGTTCGTATAGCCATGCGCGACGGTTGTCGTCATGGTCGCCGTCGACGTCACGCGGGCGAGTGACGTGACCGCGAGCGGCGGCGGATCGTGATGCTCGATCTGGATGCGCTCAACCATCGCGCCGACGCCGAGCGAGGATGGGTTGAGCGTCATGCCAAGACCGGATCGGTATACTGGCGCAAGATGCCGAGCACGGCGTCGGGAAAGTCGCGATCGGGCGAGCGTTGCGGGCCGACTGACTGCGGCGTGTCGCCGCGATACATGTCGAATTCGCCGACCATATACAACATGACGCGACGCACGTTCGCGGGTAACGTCGTTGGATCGTTGGTCCACGTATCGGCGTTTGCCCGCCCGCGTGGCGTCTTGCGGATGTAGTTGATCACAGCGCCTTCGGCCGCTTCCATTTCCAACGTCAGATAGACATCGTCGACGTCGCCCGTCGGCGTATCCATCTTGAGTTGCCATTTCACCTGGTCGAGCGTGAGCCAGATCGCCGCCATCACGCCCGCCCGCTCGGCTGCACGAGCGCCCAGAAGTCTTTGCCTTGCGGCCCGCGCACGTCGCCGTGCGCGTTGCGCGTGACCGTGCCTGGTCTGACCGTCGTCGCTTTCTCGCAGCAATAGACGAGCGGGCCGACCGCGACGAAATCGCCCGGTTGGTATTCGAACCCGTCTTGCCACGGCACGACGTAGCGGATCGCCGTGATGCCGTCTTTGCCAGGCGGGCCGGGCGGGCCGGGCGCAGGCGTCGGTTCCGTCTGCTCTAACTCGTCGACGCGCTCGTCGATCCGCGTGAAGGCTTTCTCTTGCACCGTAAACAGTGTCGTCAACCGTTCGATCGCTTTCGCCTGGTGGTCGATCGTGCCGCGCAGATCGCCGACGGCTTTGGTCAATTCGCGCTCGACGAGCGCCCGCACGGCGGGCGCGAGCCCGTTGACGATCGCCGCCAGCTCGGGCGCCGTCATGCCGCGATCTCCCCCCAGGCGGCGGCGATGAGCGGCCCAATGCTCGCGGCGATCGCGTCGGGCGTGAGCGCGTCGGGTTGCGGCGCGGGCGGCGGCGGCGGCGGCTTGGCAAACGGATCGCTCGCGCTGCGCGTCGCGAGATCGTCGAGCGAATAGTATTGTTGCTGCACCATCGGCGAATCGCCGCCTTTCACGGGCCCATAGCCGTAGAATTTCTTGCGCGTCTCGTTCGGCGAGAGTGTGCCGCTCGCTTGCTGTGCCGCCTTCGCCCGCGTGTCGGTATCGAGCCAGATGAGATCGTCAATGTCGAATTCGGTGCCGTATTGCGTGCCGTTGATCGGCAGGAGCAACCCGAGCCCGTCATCGAGCACCTGTTCGAACGTGTTGATGAGCGGTTGCAAGCACTCGCCGTAATACTGTTGGACGGCAGGTTCAAAATTGGCATACGGCGGCAACGGGCCGACGCCGACCAGAAACGGCGGCATGCCATAGACGCTACAGATTTTTTCGTCGGTCCACTTGAGTTGATCGATGAGTTGCGAATCGACAGCGTTCTGCGTCGTCGGTTGATAGGTCATGCCGCCCGACAAGAGCGCGGGCGTGCCGACATGCGCGCCGCCATGGCCCGCCGTCCAATCGGTGAGCAATTGCTTGGCTTGCTCGTCGGAAATTTCCGTCGGCACGAGAATCACGCCACCAGGTGTCGCGCCGTTGGCGAAAAACGATGCCGAGTTTTTCTGGATCGTCAAGCCTTGCGACGCCGCATATCCGCATGCGTAGATCGGCGAGACGCCGACCAGCGGATGAAAGAGCGGAATCATCACGTCGTGAATGATCTCGCTCGCGGGCACGACGGTCGACGCCGTGCGCTCGGCGAGCACGTCGGGCGCAATCTCGTAAAAGACACTCCCGTCGGGCGCGACGAGCACGATCACGCGCAACGGGTTGAGCACATAGAGCGCGATGACGACGCCACGGGCGTCGCGTTGTTTCAGGACATAGGTATTCCCGTGCAGCAATTTTGAGAGAAGCCATTGCTGCACGAAGAGCGAAATCACCTGGTAACGATTCGGTTTGCGCAAGACGGGCGAGAAGGCCGGGCTCGACGTCTCGATCCAGATGTCGTCGTCGTCGCGCTCGACGAGTCGAAGCCCGAGCTTGCTCACGTCTTGCGCGATAGTTTTGGCGCACGCGTAGACGGTCGGATTCGCGATGACGGTATCGACCGGGAGATCGGCGTTTTGCTGCCAGGCGCCCGTATACGGCTCGCGCACGATCCAGGGATACCATCCGCCGCGCCGCGCGCCCGTGATCGGCGCGAGCGGCGGCGCGGTCCCCCGAGTGCGCGTGAGCGTATAGCCGAAGAGCGAGATCGGCATTTACGGGCCAGTCGACACGACGAGATCGACCGCGCTGCCGAGCGCGGCCGTGGTGCCGCCAGACGGTGTTTGACTGACCACCGATCCGGCGGGCACGACGGGATCGGTCGCTTGTGTCACGGCGCCGACCGTGAAGCCCGCGCCCGTGATCGTGCTCGTCGCCGCCGCTTGCGTCTGCCCGGTCACGTCGGGCACGGTCGCCGTCGTCGTCGGCGGACCAGCCAACGCGACAAACCCGCATCCGACGAGCGTCATGAGCGCGTTGTAATCGGCGACCGTATACGTCTCGCCTTCGTTGTGCGCGACGGCATGATCGATCGTGTGATAGATCGTCGCCGTGACGTCGATCGTCGTCGCCTGCGCGTCGACGCTCCAGCGTTCCATTGCGGGCGCCATGGTCTACACCACGTAAGTCGCGACGGTATATTGCACGCCGCCTGTGCGCCCGCGTTTCCAATTGACGTAGCGTTCCGCGCGCAACCCGACCAGATTGTTTTGCCAGAATGACGTCATGACCACCGTCGCGTCGGGCGGGCTCATCGGTGCGTTGTCCATCTGGACCGAGGCTTCCGTCGAGACGTCGATCGTGACGCCGCCATCGTCGGCATACAACACTGTGTCGGGTTGCACCAGGATCACGTTGTTGCCAGCCGTCTGCGAGGGAATCACTTGGATGCCGAGCGCCGTGCCGCCCGTGACGCCGAGCGCGCCGAAGAGCGGTTGCCCGAGCGAGTTGAGCGCATTGCCGAGTGCTGCCGCATTCGATTCGCTCATGATCAAGACGGCGCCCATCGTGGAAATGCCCGCCGTCGTCATCGCGCCGATCAACGCCTGAATATCCGTGCGCGCGTTGGCCGGGCTCGTGCCCGCCGTCGTGATCGGCGTGACGCCGTTGGTGATCGAGCCAGGCGAGACGCCCGCGACGGGCGCTTTGGCCGGATCGGTAAATTCACTGTCGAGAAACGCCGCGATGCCCGCGATCATGTCGGCACGAATGACCGACTCGGCGGCGGGCGATGAGTTGCGGGCCAATTCGTCGGTCACCACGATAATGCCCGCACATTTCGTAATGCCGAGCGTCAACGTGCCGAACGCGAGCGCGCCAACCGGTTTCGGCGCATTCTGTCCCACCCACTTATAGACGCCGCCGCCCGTTTGAATCGGCACACTCACGTTGAACGGCACGCGCTTGAATCCGGGCACCTTGCCCAGAATCGTCGCGGGCCGCAAGAGACTCATAAACTCGTTCGCGAGCGGTTGCAGCGGCGCGAGCGGCCCGGCCCAGGTCGCATCCGACGTCGTGCCCGCTGCGACGGCCGCTTTGAGCGCGAGCGCGACTTCGGGCGTTGATTCCCATTCCGGACGTGACGCATAGCCAGCGGCAAGCGCGAGATTGCCTTTCGTCGCGAGCAACGCTTGCGCATAGCGCACAAAGCCCGTGCCGGGCTCGACGTTCGCCTTGACTTGAATCACGGGCACGCGGGCGTCGGCGCCGCTCTTCGTGTCGGTCGCTTTCACGGGCACGGCAGCGGCAGCGTTGAGCCGTTCTAGTTCACGCGACCGCACTAGGTGCCCATCGATCGCGTCGATCTCTTTCTTGAGCCCGTCGTATTCGGTCGACGCCGCTTCGTCGAGCGTCGCGTCGGCCGACTTTTCCATAATCGTGTTGAGCCGCGCGACGTGTGCGGCCCGCGTGTTTTCCCACTGCGTGATGCGTTCGGCGATGGTCATGGTCGGCGCTTTCGGGAGTGCACGAAAAGGGTTGTCGTGTTTGACAACCGTGATGGCAGCGTCGACGTTTTGCGGGATCGTGACCGCGCTTAATTCGGCCCAGATCCATTTCACGATGCGCAAGCCGTAGCTGCCCTTGATCGGATGCGCTTCTGTCGGTTTCAAGCCGACTGACAAGCCGCGCACCAGGCCCGCTTTCAACGTCTGATACGCCTCGTCGAGCCGTGTCTTGAGCGGGCCGGGCTCGTCGATGCTGGCGAGTTTTGCCTTGATCTGAATGCCGTCGGGCGCGACCGTGGCGCCGACGACATGCCCGATCGGTTGCGTGCGGTCATGCTGCCAGAGCAACGGCAACGGCAATTCGAATTCCGCGCCCATCGGATCGATGATGTCGCCGACGCGATCGGGTTTCGGCGTCGTCGCGATGCCTTCGATCACGCGCTCGGCATCGTCAACACTCTTGACCGTGAGCGTAAAGCCGCACGTGCGCATGGCTCGACAGCGTGCGCCGAGCCTGGATGGGCGCCGGTTGTTTTAGAGGTTTATCCGCGCGATGGCGGCGGCAAGCGTAATTTCAAGAGCGAGCGCACGAGCGTCGAGACGCTCATGTCGTGCTTGCGGGCGAGCCTGATCACGCGGTCATACTCACTCACTGCCACCCACGTCGAGACGACGGCGCCTGGTTCGGCTGCACGCGGGCGCCCGCCTTTCGGTTTGTCATTCGGCATAGGTTGCCGCCGTGATGATGCGATACGACGGCGGCTTGATGGGCGCATCGTGATCCATGCGGTCGACTGCCATCACGAGCGCGGCGACGCCGTCGATCTTCTCAGTTGACGCCCGTTTACTGAGCTTGATATTGCCCGATGGATCGGTTTCCACCGCGACGTTGCTCACGTTCCAGCGCAGGATCGGATGTCCGTCATGGCGCAACGTGCGGGCGAGAATCGCTTTCTCGACGGCCTTGGTCGGCGCCGACAACGCCGCGAACCCTTGCCCGAGCTTGACGCATGGCAAGCCGTCGACGTTGTCGAGCCGTGTGACCAGATCGGTCGCATTCCACGGATCGAACGCGATCTCGCGCACGTCGAAGGCGCGGGCCCAGTCGAGTAACACGCGCCGCACGGCTTCGTAATCGACGACGTTGCCGGGCGTTGCCACCAGGATGCCGCGCCGCGCCCATTCGTCATACGGCACGTGATCGCGCAGCGCCCGAAGGCGGATGTTCTCATGCGGCACGAAGTAACACGGCACCACGTCGAAGCCCGTCGCATCGGGAAACACGGCGACGAGCGCAGTCATGTCTTGCGTGCTCGATAGATCCATCCCGACGTAACAGCGGCGCCCGCGAAAGCGCGTGAGCACGTCGCCGAACCGCTCGGCGCCCGCGCACGCATCCCACGCGTCGAGCGTCAACCAACGCGCGGCTTGCTCCGTCCATTGATTGAGATACAACCGACGAAAGACATTTTCTTGCGCCGGAATTTCGCGAGCCCGTGCAAACGCGACGCGCATTTCGTCCAGCGATCGGAAATCGCCGAGCGCCGGATTCGCCGCCTGCCAGACGCGCTCGTCGGTCCAGTCGGCATCGATCGGCGCTTCATAGAGGATGGGTAGGAATGTCGGATCGAGCGCGGGATGTTCAGCGACGTTTTTGGCGTGCGCGTATAACTCCCAGAGAATCGAATGGCGATCATAGCCAGCGGTCGAGATCGCCATCACGAGCGGTTGCGCGCGGGCGCCCGTCGACGACGTCAACACGTCCCAGAGATCACGCGACGGCGCCGCATGCAACTCGTCATAAATCACGCGCGACGCGTTGAAGCCGTGCTTGGAATAGGCTTCGGCACTAATCGCGCGATAGACGCTGCCGCTCTTGCGATGCACAATGCGCTTCTGCGAATCGAGAATCTCGACTTGCGCATAAAGCTCGGCGTCGTTCCGAAGCATCTGTGCGGCGACGTTGAACACGAGCGCGGCTTGCTCGCGGTCGGCGGCGGCGCTGTAGACTTCGGCGCCGATCTCGTGATCGAAGAGCAAGCCGTCAATCGCGAGCGCCGCTGCCAATTCCGACTTGCCGTTCTTGCGCGGCATCATCAATAAACACGTGCGATGGATCCGTTTCCCGCTGCGATCGGTTTTGAACAATGGGCGGATAATCTGCCGCTCTTGCCACGGACGCAGTTGGAACGTTTCGCCCGCGTGCGGACCCTTCGTATGCGTCAGTTGATTGATGAGCCGCACCTTGCGCGACGCGTCGGATTCGCGTGTCGGTGGCGGCGGCGGATTGTCGAATCGCGCGGATGCCCGCGCGCCCATCAGACCTTACAGGCCCGTTGGCCAGTAAAGGCTTCCCAGCGATCGATGGTCACTTGACAATAGGCGGGCTCGATCTCGATGGCCGCGCAGGTGCGGCCCGTTTGTTCGCACGCGATGAGCGTCGAGCCGCTGCCGAGATAGGGATCGGCGACGACGGCGCCGAGCGTCGACCATTGGCCCAGGATGTCGCGTAACAGCGACGTCGGTTTTTGCGTCGGATGCACGCGATCGCGCGCTTCGGCGCCGTTGTCGCTCGAGAGAAACCCGAACCAGTCGTGCCGCAAGATGCGCCGCTTGTGCCGTCGGCGTGACCAGATCAATTCGAATTCGGCGCCGATCGCGTCAGCCTGCGACGGCTTGCGTTTGTCCCAGACGAGCCAGGAACCGTCGAGCCGCTCAGGAATTCGATCGGCGTAGTAATCGGCGCCGAAGAGAAACATTTCCGACGCCGTGCGCCGATACGTGTCGAACAGCGGGCGCGGATCGAACGGCGCATCGTCGCCCGTCACGCGTCGATACGTCTTGCCGTGCGTGTGATGCGCGGCGCCGATCGAGCCGAGCGAGCCGACCAGGTCGCTCCAATCGGTATCGAGATCGATGCCATACGGCGGATCGGTCAAGACGAGATCAACCCGTGCAAGTGAGGCGTCGGCGATCGCGACGCCATCGTTCGCGTCGCCGCAGACGAGCCGATGACGCCCGAGCGTGAACACGTCGCCGCGTTGAATCGATGTCGCACGCTCGACGGGCACGGCATCGGGATCGGTGCGCCCGACGGTCGGCTCGGGCAACACCAGCGCGCGAAAGTCGTCGTCGGAAAAGCCCGAGCCGAGCAAGTCGCCGATCGCATGGATGTCGCGCAGCAAGTCGACGAGCCGCCCGCTATCGATCTCGGCGGCGCGAGCGATTTCGTTATCGCCGACGAGCACCTTAATCGCGCGCGTATCGTCAGGCGCGACGTCGAGCTTGACGACGGGCACGACTCGATACCCGAGCGCGCGGGCGGCATCGGTCACACCATGGCCCGCGAGCACCGTGTAATCGCGGGCGACGACAATCGCCCGATAGAGCCCGTGTTGTTCGATACTGCGGCGCAAGTGATCGAGTTGCTCGGGCGTGTGCACGCGATAGTTGCGCGGATGCGGGCGCAACGTCTCGACGGGCACACTCTCGACCACCATCACAGATCGTTCGCCCATTTCGATTGCGGCGGCGTGCGCGGTTGCGCCACGGGCGTCAATCGCGTGCGGCTCGTCGGCGTCAATCCCAACTCGATCCAAAGCCGCTGGCATTGCGTCAGACTGTCGCGGGCGATGCGGATGTAGGGGTTTTTGATCGGCTCGTCGTGATTGCCTTTGATGAGCATGCCGAGCGATTGAATTTTTTGCTGCGCGTCGAGCCATCGCGACCATTCCACGCACAACGCAATCAACGCGCTGCGCTCAGCGTTCGTGATAATTCCGCAGACGCGCAACAACGGCACGACACGCGTCCATTCCGCCATCGCGCCCGCGTTGCCCGATAACTCGGGCGGCGGCGTGTCGAAGTCGGGCGACGCCGCTTGCGGCTTTGGCTCGTCGACGGGCAAGCGGCGCCCGCTCGGATTGCCGCGCAAGATGCGCAACGCCGTCGGCACCTTGCGGCGACCACTATTCCAGTTACCTGGCACACGCGCCCGTAACGGCGTCAACCCGGCCCGCTCGCACGCGTGACACGTGTCGGTCGCCGTGTTGAACCCAGGAATGCGGCAGCGATGCGCGAAGCCGACGCGACGGCGGCATTTCCGGCCCATTTTGGCCTGTTTTTCCATGTTGCCCGTAACTAGTTGATTTCACTGTGACTTTAAACCCCTTAGAATCAACGATTTACCGCCAAATTTTGCGCTCGCCCGGCGGGCCGGTGGACCGACCCTTGT